CGCTTTGGCCCTTTATTGAAAGCACTGCCAAGAATTCCGCCAATAATAGTGCTTAACCCGAAAGTAGCAAGGGATAATGCCCCTGCTGCCGCCACGCCTGCTGTGGCTAAAGATGCTCCCGTCGAGCTGTAGTTATCATCGCCGAATATAGAGCCAGCTAATTTACCAGAAGCAAATGAAGCTCCCGCACCTATCGCGGTGTTAGCGAAGCTCGACCCGCCAAGTTTAGTACCCGATGTGCCTAACTTACTACCAACGACTGATCCTATCTTCTTAGCTCCGTAGCTCAAGCCGACATTCAGGGCTTGGGCGCCTATGTCAACCTTCGGGGCAACTGGGCGTGAGCTAGAGCTAGAGCCCTGCACCTGTGCTGGGGGGGCTTGTGTAGCGCCTACTCCCGCCGGATTATAACTAAACGAACTCACTAGATAACCGCCAACACAGCTTCATCAATAGCCGCTTCGATTATTGGTCGTCCAGCATCAGGGGCTATCTCTGATATTTGCTGCCAGTAACCAGCTATACGTTTATCATCGGCCACCGCGTCACCTGTATCTGCGTAAATACCTAATGCTAATGCGTTATTAAACAAGTCAAGTCCGACTGAAACATTATATTGCTCGTTCGCTTTCTCTGCGTGATATATATCTAAAGCACTTGCGTTAGACTCTCTCAATCTATCAAGCTCAATACGTCTTGCGCTTAGGTCTTGTGCTATCTCAAGATTAAGTTGCTTTAATGTATCGGCTCTTGCTTGGTAGTCCGCTGCTGCATTGAAATCAGCTTGATTATTAGCGGCATTTGCTGCGTATAAGTTTGCTGCGTTTGTTGCGTGTGCTGCGTCACGGTTTGCACTGTTAATTGCGTTAGCGTTGCTTTGTTGAGCGGCTAAGTTTTGGCTGGCTGATTCAGATCGTGATTTGTTAGTAGCATTAGCATTCTCTAAGCTTGCTCTGTTCTGTGAATCTGCACGGTCTTTATTCACTTGATTCAAATATCTAGCGTTATTCATTGATACTGAATTCTTAGCGTTTGCATTAAACTGATTAGCACCGTTAATTGCGTTTACATCACCTGTTGCGACACTCTCAGCAGCCCTTAGAGCGGCCAAATTACCAGAACCAATAGACATGGAGCTATTTAATGTTCCAAGGCTGTTATGCGCCTGCCAAGCGCGTGTCTTGGCGTCTTTCATGTAGTCGCTATTCTCGTCTAACAATCTTGTTAGGTGTTCAGATAGTATCTCAGGCGTATAGGTTTCTGCTGCATCCTGCATCACAGCGTCATAAGAGCTTGAGCTGGCTTGAGCTGCCTCCCAATTCCCCGCGTCCGCACTAACCGTCATAATATCTTGAGTTGCTGCTGGTGCGTATGATGTATATTCAACTGAACTTGGTGCGATATTATAATTATCAAGCCACGCTGGAATAGCCATATTTGAAGCACTGAACATACCCCTTAAATGCTCGTCCGTATAGCCAAATGACATTAGCGCATCAATATCTTCTAAGCTTCCTGCATTAAAAGTATTACTTAACCAGTTCATTTCTTCTTGGTTATGACCGTTGCTATCGTACTGCCTGATACCATCTGCGTTTAAGCCTGTATTAAGCTCTCTTAATGAGCCACTTGCACCGCCAAAGTCGTGGTCTAAGCTACCAACTATATCCGTGATCCCTTGAGTTCCACCTGAATAATTAGAGTAATTAGCTGAAGTAGAGTCTGCTATTTGTTGCGCTGTATAGCCCTCTAGTTTTGCCTTATTTAAAGCTTCCTGCCTTGTTAACCCTGTCATCCAATCAGAATAAGGCTCCGATGCCGTGGCGGGCGTGGCAGCCGGTGTTAGTAACCCACCGCTGGTTTGTGGCGCTTGCCAGCCGGTTGTGTTATTTAAATTTGAATCGTTGAAATAATTATAAACGCTGTCATCAGTCCAACTTTGGCCGTCATTTAATAACCCGCTGCTGTTGAAATAACCTGTTGTATCACCAACACTAATGCCACCGCTACCAATATTAGACGCTAATGCGCTCTTATGTGAGGCGTTGCCCACGTCAAAATCATTACTTAACCAGTCTGTTTGAGCTGTTGTTAGCGGCATCCTTGCCTCCTATTATTTATTCAGAGCTATCTAAATGTACATTCCGTATGCTTTCAAATACGTCCCTAGCTGCTTGCATTTCTGCTAGCTCATAGGCCGTTAGAGGATCGCCATTAAGTTGTTTATCTATAAGCGATACCATTCTTGCTACCACGTAAATTCTACGGTCACTTGGCAGCAGTTCATTAACTAGCCGCTCTCGCTCTGCTACACGTTTAACATGAGCTAAGTCTTTAACTTCTTGAACTGTCGAGGCTTTACGCCCACTAAATCGAGTAACACCAGAAACAAGTGAAAAGTCGTCAGCTACATCACCGATGCAATAACTTCCATCACTTGCATACTCAAGATTGGATACTAACGAGGTATCTAGTGGGTACGAATAATTGATTGCTTCGCCAACTGTATTCTTAGTTATCTCTATTCTAACTTTCATCTTATGCCCCTAGAACGATTGCGCCCATATCACCGTCTAACTTGAATATTGTCCCTTGATTAATATTACCAATATCATAGGCCAAAACATAATACTCACTGTCATCTGTATTATACGCGATACCTTTGAAACTCGCACTACCTAGGTCGCTCGGATTAAAAGAAGGCAGGTTAACGGATAAGCTCTGTAACTGAGCAGAAGAGTTAATTCCAGAAACGGTAACAATAGCATCGCTTGTTGAATATATAACATGATTACTGCTGCCGTCTATTGTCATCCCTGAATAAATATCAGCATAAATCCCTGTGTCGTGCTGCTCTGTAATAACTGGCGTTTTACCAGCCATCTTGAATACATAGCTAGATGCTTCTGTACTGGTTAGAGACGTGACCCCCGTCACACTTTGTAAGCCATAGCTCGATGATAAGGCAAGCTCCTGAACCGCTCCGTCACCCACGCAAATTAATTTTGTCCCTGTGTTGTCAAGATCAACCCCACTCATACCGGCTGGTGCGTTTATTATTGTGTAGCTATTGCCGGAATCAACCAAAGTGCTAACAGTAAACCCAGTGCCTAACGTTGCCTCTCTTAACAACCCTTCTTGGTTAAAAATAAGCTTTGTTCCTGTTGCGTTAAAGCTAGACACATCACGCCCTAAATTAGCAATACTTCCAACGTAAGATACTGTGCTACTTAAATCACCGCCTATTGATAGCGTGTACTCGTATAGAGTTGTACCAGTGTTTATGAACATCTTTGTTTCATCGTTATTAAAGATAACACCTTGGATAATTGCTGCCGATGTTTGCGCCACGGGGTCAAATTCAATCCCAACTGCGCTCATGGTCGATATGCGCCAAGCTGTGCTTAATGAGTGCTCATAGACTTTTGTGGAAATTGCAATAAATACTTTTGTGCCTGCTGTATTAAATGATATTCCATTAACTGTCCCGTTAATATAGAAAGAATGGCCGCTGTATGCCGCTGTTGCGGTTTCATGGGCGGTTGACATGTCGTATTGAACAATAGCGTTTAACCACCTATCATAGGTGTAATATTTATTACCGCTATCACCATAAACTAATGCTCTATGCTCATTAGTGTTTTCTATCTCTCTTTGTAACACATGGAGGTTAGAGCCATCAAAATACGAGGCAACGGGATTAGGTGGAAAGCCACTTACTTCTACTGGAACAGTCACAAGATCACCGCCACTGTAAGTTTTCATTAAGCCTGTGCGTTCGATTACAGACATATCCCCATCACTTTCATGTATTGAATAAGCAAAATCAACGGAATCTTCCTGAGACAAGGTATCAAAATTAGCGCCTGTATATTTTACAACTTGATTGCTTCGAGATACGTATAAACTCCCCGATAGAAAACTAACGCCATACGAAAACACAGCAGCATTATTAACGGTAACAGGTGATCCAAAATCCAGCCAACCCCGAAGATAGACCGAGCCTGTGACTGTTTGTTGCTGCCCTAATGCGCCCAAATCATCCCAATTAACGTTGTCATAAGATATTGAGGGCGAAGAAGCAACGGGAATAATAGATACAAGCTGAGAAGTTAGCCCGCTTGCAACCGTTATTACCTCATTTATCCCAATTTGGTAGTGCGTAGCAACCGGTAAAAGGTCGCGTAATTCATAACCTGTTAAATCGGTTTTCACGTGGAGTATTTTATCTTCATCGCCTGCAATAAAGGATGGTAAGTTCACGCCTGCCGCGCTTCCTGCTGCTGCTGTTGCCCAGCCTTCGGCTAAAACAACGTTTGCCGCAGTAGTAATTACATCCAGCCCAGTAAGAATGACATCGGAATGAGTTGCATTAACATCTAAGCCAGTTAAAACAACGTCCGCATGTGACAAAACCACATCATTATTTGTTATCACTACATTAGCATTAGTCGTATCAACGTCTAAGCCCGTTAAAACCACATCGGCATTTGTTATAGCCACATCAATAGCGGTTTCTCTTCGACTAAATCCAGAGGATTGCGATACCATTAAAAAGCTAGACCCGTCGTAACGCACTGTTACCATGCTGCCGGCTTGAACACCCTCTGCTGTTAGAGCTGTGCCGTTAGAGTAAAGGAGAGGTTTAACACCGTCGCCGCTAACGTTAATAGTTGAAGCGCCTGTGCTTGAGTTTAACGCCTTAAATCTAACCTCTGCACCATCTATAACGCTATGTGACGCATGAAGATCAACGATATAAGCATTAGCCGCGCCTGTATCGAGCGCGTAGTTTTGCGACCCAGTGAATAGTTGCTCAGGCGTTGGTAGCGTGGAAAACGCAGAACCAATAGCATCTAGCTCTTGCTTTACCTCTTCGCCTTTTGCTTTGGTTCTTTCTTCAAAGTCATAGGTTCTTGTGTAATATGTCATCCGCGATTTATCCTTCTTGGTAGATAATGATAAGTTATATTATGTAATGTAAATTTAGAATCTGAGGCGCTTTTCCCATAAAACAACATTGATACGTTATGGCCTGTTCCTTCCATGCTTTGAATGAACTGCCCTACTTCTTCAGTCGTCCAGTTGTAATCGCTCCAATCATCTGACCCCCAATACCCGCCATCGCCTATGGCTTCAATGGTTGATATTCGACTTTGCGCTGTATGAAGTTGCCCGTATGAGAACTCATAACTAATACGAACGCCCAGCGAGCCATCTGTATCAAGCTCTAACTCATAACGTCTAAATGATTTACGCAAACTAGGTGATTTAAGATGACTAAACGGCATTCTAATTACCCATTCAATCTCTTCTCCGTCAAAGCTATCACAAGTAAACTCTTCATAAACATTACCCTGGTCGTCACCAAACAAGGTTATTTCTTCCGAATCATCTGTAATGACATTGCATATTGAGCTTGGGTTATGCGTGTAATTAAATACTGTGAACTCAGGCAATGAGCCTTGGCCGAATAGCGCGTCATAATGCATGATTAAGCCGAAGCCATCATTAAAATATAGCCGGTACTGATTCTTAGACCTAATGACCAATGAGCCAATAAGCGTTTTTCGTTTTACTAGGTCATCGAGCAATGGTTTTATTAGCCGTGATACTGTTGAGCTAACAAAGTTACCATAAGCCTGAGTTGCATCAACTCTAGTTAATCCGTTCCTTGTTAATACGAAAGGCGAACCTATTGTGCCTATCGTGTCGCCTATCCCACCTGTGTTTGTCGTGATTAACGATAGCTTCCAGTCTAACGAGCTTGAGCCGTATAACGCCTGAATATCTTCATCGGTAGAGATTAGCAGCGTGTCGCCTGATATGGCCTGTATCGACCTTATGTTATTCCCTACGGCAAGTTCAGCAGCGCCTAGCAATGGCGTCCATACTAACGGATCACCTAACGCTGAATGCTGCAAAGAACCCCCGTCAAACGTTAAGAATAAATGCTTCTTATGCGCTGATACAAGCATTGGTTTATCAATAGCCATCCCTGTAAATATCGGGGTATAAACATCACCGTCGAATTCAAAGCCGTTATTAACAGAATCCGCCCCGTACATCTTCTTAGAGCCGTCATTTCCTTTGAAGTTGTAAGTTACGAATTTATAATTATTAGCACCAAGGGCTAAGGCTATATCCTCACTTGCGCTACTTGATGTTGCTTGTGTTATTGCTGAAATTTGTAGGCTTTCTGCGCTTTGGAATGCACCGCTTGTTACGTCAATCACAACATAACCTACCGCGTTTGAACCAAAGTTACCGCTTTGCAGTATGACATTCTTAACTAGACCCGAAGCCGCGCTGGTAGCACCTGTCAACGTGTCACCAACTTCAATAGTGCCAACGCCAGCTGTGAATTTCAGGGTCTTATATAATTGAACTGGTTGCCATCCCGTAATTGTGCTTTTGTGCATAATGACATTAGAGCCGTCGCTTCTAAATGCGTAATGCGTGTTGTTATAGCTCCACACGCCTAGAATCGCACCTACGCCACTTACGGGATTAATTAGCCCACGGTAATAATTCTGGGCAGCTAAATACCATTGGTTGCTTAAAGATGGCGAGGTCTGGCCTTCTAACACTTCGCTTACCGTCACTGTAGCTGTCGGTATAAGGTCGTTAGGTACGAAACTACCCACCAAATTAGTTATACATATATCGTTTGAATCTTTATCGACTACCGTGGCTGTAGCACCACTTATTGATCCTGTTATCGCGCCTAGTGATACGCTAGAACCATCATCTACTTGCAATAAATACCATGCTGCATCACTTGGTTTTAATTGTCCACTGCATCTTTCATAGCCTAATACCCTAGAATAACCGCCGCTAAGTCTAGGCTCAACGTTCTCAGCCTCAAGAACCTGCCCATTCTTAATCGAAAGGTGTGGTGACTCTAAGTTTATCCCGCCGCCTAGCTGTATTATTTCTATCTTCATTGGACGGCTATCACTATGTCACGTGGATTGCCCTGCCCGTAATACCCGCGTTTATCTGCTATCTGATTATTCCTTAACTGAACTATGGCTTTACGGTATATCTCGCTGCCTTGCCTAATTAGCTCTTGTGCATCGTCATAATTTCCAGCCAATATCAAAGCTCTACCGATAATTACTTGATGATATGCCGCCGGTATTAGCGGGGTGTCAGCATCATTAATTAGAGTATGTGGAACCCTGAAATAGTCATAGCTAATTGTTTGTATCGAATCAGGTGTTGATGACAGTATTAACGAATTATCATCTTTAATAGTGATAGTAGAAACACTGCCTGTTGAGCTTGAAGGAATGTGCGATGAGTATTCTTGAGCGCAAATATTGTTATCGCCATCATAGAATCTCTCCATGTCCCAACCGTTAAGGTCGGCAGGCGGGGTAACTATATTCACACCAATAATGGTATTGAATGAGCCGCTTTTCCTTAAAAACATCCAATCCATATACTCTAGCTGGATTTCAAGATACGCGTCATTAATCCAGTTAATTAGTCGTAAGTACTCACCTCTCTGGTTTAGCACCGATGGCACAGCGCTCCCAGAAACGGACGCTTCTTGTCTTAACTTATTAACAAGCTCAATGAACGTCATTAGAATTAACCTTTCTTAGCTGGTGCTTTCTTAACTGGTGCTTTCTTAACTGGTGCTTTCTTAACTGGTGCTTTTACTATTTCATTGCCAGCCGAATCAAAGTCTTTACCGTCTTGAGTGAATCTAACACCATTGACTGCTTGACCTATTACTTGGCCGAATGATTTCTTTCTATCGAGTTTTAACATTTTTCTGACCCTCTTGGATTATTTCGTGACGCGGCTTATATGCTTGCTCTACACGCTGAGTTGTTGATACGCCTGACTTTAGACTGCCTTTCTTCTTAGGCTGGCTATGGTGGCGAGTTAAATCAATAATCATTTTCTTACTCCTATGAAGAAAGAGGCGACCTAAGTCGCCTCTTTGATGTTATTTCTTTGTGCCTTTGTTGCCCTTGTTGCCAATTTCACCGTTTTCAGTTGGACGCTGTGTTTTGCTTCCTTCTTTAGGGTTATGGCCTTTAGGGTTAAAGCTCTCTTTTGAGCTTGTTCCATCTTGTAATGACATATATTACTCCTTGAGTTTAAAGTACCCCG